TGTCTGGCTCTCGCGCATCTGAGACTGCTCAGTCTCTCGCAACTACGCTTGGTGCTGGTTACGGCAACTTCACCGCGCCTTTCTGGGGCGGATTCGATGGTTTCGACATCAAGGTACCCGATCCAGTCTACAACGCTGGTATGGCGGACGCCTCCACTGACGAGACCAGCTACATCTATAACACCTACAAGCGTGCTATCGATACCGTTGCTGACCCAGAATCCTTGGATATGAACCTTATGGCGATTCCTGGGCTCACTCACGAGTCTCTTACAAACGCGATGATCAACACTTGCGAGGCTCGCGCCGACGCCATGGCGATTATCGACCTTCCCAACGCTTACACTCCATCTCATGAGAGCTACATCGCTGACAAGAAGGACAGACTTAGTACCCCTGCCACAATGGTAGCCAACCTTAAGACCAGACAGATTGATTCCAGTTACGGTACAACTTTCTATCCATGGGTTCAAACCAGAGATGCCGGCACAGGTCGCCTCCTCTGGATTCCACCATCTGTCGCCATGATGGGTGTTCTTGCTTCCTCTGAGCGCAAGTCCGCAGTCTGGTTCGCTCCTGCCGGTTTCAACCGTGGCGGGCTTTCCGACGGCGCCGCAGGTATCCCAGTCACCAACGTGACTCAGCGTCTTACCTCCAAGGACAGAGACCTACTTTACGAAGCAGATATTAACCCCATCGCTTCCTTCCCCTCCTCGGGTATCGTGGTCTTCGGACAAAAGACTCTTCAGCAGTCTCAGTCCTCGCTCGATAGAATCAATGTTAGACGACTGGTCATCTACTTGAAGAAGCAGATCTCCATCCTCTCAACTCAGGTTCTTTTCGAACAGAACGTACAGTCCACGTGGAACCGCTTCAAGGGTCTCGTCGAGCCATTCCTTGCTAACACCAAGGTGCAGTTTGGTATCACCGACTACAAGCTGATTCTTGACGAGTCTACAACCACCCCTGACCTTATTGATCAGAACATCATGTATGCGAAGATTATGGTCAAGCCTGCAAGGGCTATCGAATATATCGCGATTGACTTCGTCATCGCTTCCACTGGGGCGTCATTTGACGACTAGTAAAAAGGGGGGGAGCAATCTCCCCGCACTAACTATTTAAAATAAACAGGAGTTATAAATTATGCCTTTTTGGTCACAAGATTTCAGCGGAGACAGTACCCTCAAAGATCCCAAGAGAGTATTTAGGTTTACCGTGGAGTTCCAAGGAATCTCCGCAGCCCAGGGTGGAGCCCAACTTTGGTTCGCAAAGACGGTTTCAAAGCCCTCTTTCACAATCTCTGCCGCTGAGCACCAGTACCTTAACCACACGTTCCATTACCCAGGTAACGTGACTTGGAATGATGTCAGTCTTACTCTGGTCGACCCAGTCGATCCTGATATGACCGCCACTCTTTCTGATATTGTCGCTCAAGGCGGCTACGCTCCTCCAACTAACGCCGACTCCTTGGGNACAATCTCCAAGGCTAAGGCAGCCTCGGCTCTTGGTACCGTTCTNATCACTCAGATTGATGCAGATGGTAACCCTCTTGAGACTTGGACTCTTTGGAACCCCTTCATCTCCGAGCTTAGTTTCGGAGAACTTACTTACGGCGATGACTCTCTATCTGAGCTTTCTGTCACTCTTAAGTATGACTGGGCCCGAGTTGAGACAGCCAACGAATCTTCCGCAGTGACCAGCGGTGGCTCCGAGTTCTTCGGCGTCTGAAAGTAAGACAAAGCAAATAACAAACGAGGTGTATATTGTCTAGAAATAAAGATCGCGTGGGTGGGTCGCACACAACGAGTGCCGACCCCGCGCCCCAAGCATCGTCCCCCGAGGCAACTTTTTCATTCATTGTCCCAACAGAATATGTAGATCTTCCGTCTAAGGGAGCTTTCTACCCTTCTGACCATCCGCTACATGGACAGGATAGCATTGAGATTAAACAAATGACAGCGAAAGAAGAGGATATCTTAACCTCTCGCACTCTACTCAAGAAGGGTGTAGCTCTCGATCGAGTCATTCAAAGTGTTATCATCGACAAGAATATCGATACAGACTCTTTGTTAGTCGGAGATAGAAACGCAATCATTATCGCTACCCGAGTCTCCGGATATGGAAGCGAGTATAACACATCGGTGACTTGCCCAGCGTGTGGAGACAACCAGAATTTCTCATTTGATTTGAACAGCGCCGCAAGTATCAGCAACGAGCCCTTTGAACACGAAGACCTTGTAAACAATGATGATGGAACATTCGATCTATCNCTTCCTAGAACTCAATTGAATATTAGATTCAAGCTTCTTACTGGAGTCGATGAGAGGAGGTTGATCAAGGGATTCACTACTTCAAGCAAGAATAAGAAAAACGAAGAAGAATCGAACATAACAGATCAATTGAGAAATATAATTGTCTCCGTGAACAATAACACGACCACCGAGGCTATAGACTATGTTGTAGAGAACCTCCCCTCAGCGGATTCTCGCCATCTTAGGAACGTGTACCGCCAAGCGGCTCCTGCGTTGAACCTTAGCCAAGGCTTTACTTGTGCTGAGTGTGAACACGAACAGGAACTGGAGGTTCCGTTGTCAGCGGACTTTTTTTGGCCTGACCAGTGAGTATATGGAGAATGTCTATGAGCAGTTCTTCTTCCTGAAATACTCAGGGGGTTGGTCGCTCACAGAATCTTATAACCTTCCCCTCGGATTGAGGAAGTGGTTTGTCGACAGGCTTCTCAAGCAATTAGAGATGGAGAAGGAGGCGATCGAAAACGCATCACGCGGTAACAACGGTGCTTCTCAAGAACTCACCCCGCACAATCAACCGTCGATCCCACAGCAGTATAGAAAGAAATAGAGACCAAGCAGCTGCTTGGTCTTTTTCTATGCCAAACTATTTAACTTAGAGAACAACAGAGGGTCCACCTGTGCCACCAAACGACAGTGAAGTATTAATAAGCACTCTGAACGAACTCAAGAAGACTCTTGAGGGCTTCCAGGAATCTACCAAGGCANCTTCTAAAGACGCCTCAGGGGAGTCCTATGAAAAAGCAGAAGCGCATGCCAAGCTGCTCGCCGAGCTGGCAGAAAAAAGACTCAAGTTGACAAAAGACATCGCCGAAGCTGAAAAAGACGCTCGTAACTCCGCTAAGAGAGACTCTTCTGAGGCTGAGAAGTTAAAAGAACTTAACAAGGAGCTTGACGAACTTAACAAGAAAACAAAACTTACTGAGGATCGCGCCCGCACCGCTGAACTTGCCTGGGAAAAGCTTGGCAATAACATAAGCGCAAATATCACGCTAAGCAGCGAATTCTCAAAGTCCGTCACTGGTAGTGATATCGAGAAGGGAATCGATTCAATAGCTGGCGCCTTCAAAAATATGGGCGGATCCCTTAAGGGGATTTCCACTGCTTTGACAACCATTGGTGCCCAGTTTGTCGCCAACATGATTAACATGGCAGGCTCCCTCTATGAGAGTGAGAATGCACTTCGGAAAGCCACCGGNGCGTCTCAGGCGTTTGCAAGAGATTTGACTACAGTATATGAAGCCAACCGCAGATACGGTGTATCGATAGAAGAGAATAGCAAAGCTATGCAATCTCTCCACAAGACTTTCACTGACTTTACTATGATCCTCCCTACCCAGAGGCGNGCCCTAACAGATACGGCAGCGACCTTGAGCAAGCTTGGAGTCTCCAATGATTCCTTCGCACAGGGCGTTCAGAACTCCACCAAATTCTTCGGACAATCTGCCGATGCCGCAGCAGAAACACAGCTTCAACTTGTTGCCCTTGCACAAGATATTGGCGTCGCCCCCGAAACCATGGCAGCTAACTTTGCCGGCGCCGGCTCATCAATGGCTAAATTCGGAACAGACGGTGTTGACGCATTCAAGCGCTTGGCCATCGCCTCTAAGGTCACAGGTATGGAAGTTTCAAAGATTCTGAATGTTGTTGAGAAGTTCGACACATTCGAAGGTGCCGCCAAACAAGCAGGTATGCTTAACGCTGCCTTGGGCGGAAACTTTGTTAATGCCATGGACCTGATGATGGAGACNGATCCCATGGCTCGCTTNGAGATGTTGCGAGATTCTATTCTTGATGCTGGATTATCATTCGATAGCATGAGTTACTACCAGAAGAAGTTTTATACTGAAGCAGCTGGTCTTGGTGACGTTGGAGAACTGGCACAAATGCTTTCCGGCGATATGGATTCCTTGGCTGGAGACATGGGCAAGAACAGTGATGAGCTATTGGCTATGAAGCAAAATGCTCAGTCGATGTTAACCGTCCAACAAGCATTACAAGCGGCTATAGCCGAAATGACGCCGATATTGTTGCCTTTGATTGAAAATTTAAAGAACATGGCGCTCTGGATTGGCGAAAACGCCGATAAAGCAATGCTCCTTATGAAGGTTATGCTTGTGGTAGCGGGGGCGATTAAAGGCGCCACCATCGGTGCCGCCTTCGGTCCATGGGGAGTAGGAATTGGAGCCTTCACGGGTGCGGTCGCCGCTCTTAGTGGTCTCGGTGCCCTCGGCGAGTTGGGAGCGACCCCGCCCACAAAAGCGATAGCTGATAAGATTTCAAATCCACCAACACTTGATTCCGCCCGTATGCAACGCTCCTCTGTAAACGCATCCACACGTGGCGAGGCAAACGCACGCCGCGAAGCCGCCAACCGCACCGCCCAGGGAGATAACGTCTTTCACATGAATGTCGGCATTGGCGAAGAGAAACTGACGAAGGTATTGAGAGTCAGCCAAGGTGGTGGCGTAGTCAACGCAGTGGTCGGCCAAGATTAATAAGGAATATGATGAATGTCTAACGATTTTAATGTAAGAAAGTATAGTGACGCCCCTGGTCCTCTCATTGATGGTTCGGATGCATTGGCCCAAGACCGCGAGATGGTCATTTCCTTCAAGCACCAAAACTCAGGTAAAAATGTCTCCTTCAAGGCTTTCATCGAAGCTTACACGGATACTTTCAATCCCGACTGGTCGGCCGAGTCAGTTTATGGTCGCGTGGATCCTATCTACCTTTTCAAGAATACTACCCGAAGAATATCACTAACCTTTAAGGTACCCGCCGCCACAGTCGGCGAAGCATACGAGAACTTGGGAAAAGTCTCAAAACTGACCCAGTTTTTGTATCCTGATTATAAAAATGTTGATCAAGCACAAACTATCGCTCAATCACCCCTTGTTCGTTTAAAAGTTATGAACCTTCTTTCGAATGGTAATGATTTCGCCCTTAATAATTTAGAAGAAGAGGCGGAAGCCCCCACCCCAAGAAGCACTTATGAGCTGTACACATCTTCAGGCTCAGACGCCGAAAATGGTATGCTTGGGTGGATCGGCGCCCTGACTATCGATCATAACCTCAACAATCCCGATGCTGGCGCATTTATGCCAATCGGAAAGAAGAACACGATTCTTCCGAAGTTGATTGTGGTCACTATGGACTTCAATCCTATTCACGAAATCGCGCTTGGCTACGAAGAAGCCGGAACCTTTAAGAACGAGCTTTTTCCGTATGGCGTGGCTCTGTCACCAGATGAGCTGCCCTCCGCTCCCGTTCCAGCGCTTTCTGATCCCGAAGCTTCCACCCCTGCCTCCGAAGACAACGCCCACGCGGCTACTGACAGAGCCGCTGGAACAATAACTCCCATACTTGAAGATTCACAGTTTGAGGAGGATATAATACCGGTAGACATAGAATAGCGAGTAACAAAAACAATGGCACGATATAATAAAACTAAAGTACTAAATAACTCCAATGACTTCCACAAATCTTTGCGTGAAGAAAGAGAGAGTAAAAACAACCTCCGTCATTATGCGACACCAAAGTTGCATAATCCGACGATTGCTGAACGAGCCAGTCTTAAGACGAGTACTCATATATGGTCGTATGGAGACCGACTCTACGCCCTCGCAGATCAATATTATGGAGACCCTGAATTATGGTGGGTCATTGCGTGGTATAACGCCTCCCCAACAGAGGCTTCCCTAAAGACTGGAACTGCGATAGAGATACCGATCAACATAGAAGCGGTATTAAAGATCTTGGGGGCTTAAAATGGCAGAGAAAGAAAAATCCTCCGAGTGTTTAACCCTCGTGGGANCAGATGTTCCAGAAGCGGTTGTAGACTGGGTAGCCGACAACGGCTGTAAAATTCTTGAAATTTATGAAAATGTGGTGGAGATTGAGAGAGAATACGATAGCGATATTAGAGAGATTGTAGATGTCCTGACCCCCGCTGAATCTGGTGATTCTGTAGTGAAGACAGTATCGGAGAATGTGTTTGAGATGACAGCATCACCGCAAATGTATAACACGGGGATTCCAGATCCATCGGATCCGAAGCAAGGTCCCATGTCTGTTTTGGATTATGGCAACAACACAACAAAAGCTCGACTTGATAGCTTTACTTCAGGTCTTACAGCCTTGGACTCTCACGTTCGCCTTGCCCGTAACCAAGTAGATTCCCAAGGCGCACAAGAACTTTCTAAAGACTACACCCTCGTGATCGAAGCGAGTATCCGAGCCCAGAANCGCCTCGATCAAATGCGCNTCCAGGTCGATTACTTGGCGGAACTTCGGCTTGAACACGGTAAACTCATTCCCTTACCTGAGTCATCCAGCCTCCTGCGCAGCGAAGGCATCCCAGGGCAAATGGGCACGCTTTACACTGACGCCGGCGCCCAAATAGCTCGCGACTATTCATTGATGGTTGCGCGAGATAAGGAGGAAAAAGAAGCAGCTAGTTTATCAAACTTCACAGTAGGGAACCCTAATAAGGTTCTATTCAGAGAGCAGTGCTTCCTACTATCAAATATTATAGACATTGCTTCAGAAAATACAAAAACAAGAGATCTCCCCTACAACGGTAAAGACAACAATGCGAGCATTCTTGTCGAAGGTGAGCCCTTTGGCTTCATGAATTTGTTGACTCAAAGTCCCAAGCAATCAAGCCTTTTCGATATAAAAAACGCAGAGATCTCCTCGCTTCAACCAAGCATCCGCCTCTATAAGGTTATTGATAATTCACTTAATCCACAAGAAGGCGAAGAACTGCAAAAAGAAGTGGAGCTTAATTTCGATTCCCACGCTGGGGTCCTAAACGACAACGGAGCCACAGCTGTCGATAGAATGATGACATCAGGTGGAAGCCGTGGCTTTGGCGTAGGTATTAAGAACTTTTCATTTAGTTATGAGGGTTCCAATCCTTTCGCCATCAAGAAAAGCATCAAAGCCCGTTTAAGTATATTTGCCAACACTTTTGATGAACTTTTAGAAGACAGGGGTGAATATCGTTATATCGATCTCGCACTTAAAACAGGCACCTCGAAAGCCCTTGAGCAGCTCGTGGCATCCGGTCTCACCAAAGATGAGGTTCTCCGGAAGCAGAAGATTCAAGAATTGTTTAAATTAAACTTTCGGCTCAAGGCAGTTGTTGGCTGGGCTTCTCTAAGTAAGAATACTATTTTGAGTCCCGACGTTAGGGACGCGATAGATAAGTCGTTTGTTACGCTGAATCTCACCCCTGTTGTCCATAATTTTGATATTGACGATCAAGGGCGAGTCAACTTTACTATAGAATATTTTGCCTATGTCGAAGATTTCTTCGACCAAAATAGCTTTGACATCTTCTCTGATAAGACCGCCTCGTTTAGAAGAGAGAAGCGAAAATTAGAATTGAAGCAGATTAGAAAGCGTTGCGGCTCCGAAAAGTATTCAGAGGAGAAGAACGCCCGCGCCCCTTATATAACTTTAGACAAAATAGAAGGAGTACAGAGCTTAGTCCTGGACCTTTATGAGAGGGATGCTATCCACTATATCAATATTGAAAGAGGATTGCTCACAGATTTCCTCACCAGTGGACCCTTCTTTGATTACAGCTCTACATCTTTAGAGATCAACAATCGCTCTACTAACGAAGCGACACTTGATAAGACGCGCACAGAGATTACCGAAGCGTTTATGGACACTTTTTCTGCGCATGCCAAGCCGGACCAGAAATTAGACGACGCAGCCTATGAGACAATGAGAGATTCTTTGGTAACCACATCGGCAAAAAGTGAAAATGTAACATTCTTCTATTTGAGCGATCTTGTTGATACGATCCTTTTTAAAATAGAGGACACCCTTGATACGCTGCCGAAGGAGATTAATAGTGATAGTATATCGCCTGATTCAATAGCCCTGATGAGCGATCAGGAAAATCCGTTCATCCTTAATGAGGAAGAGAGAGCGGAATATAAAGAAGAGATAGAAAAAGCATCAATGAGAATGAGAAAGTTTAAGGAGAATTTTGAAAAGTTTAGAGTGGTCCTTGGTCCAATGGAGATAGTAGATGCTAAAAACGACTCTGTTTCCAAGCACATTAGTATTGGAGACATCCCGATCTCCGTGAGGTATTTTGTTGAATGGCTCACCGGTCAGATTACAAAAAGAGAGATAGAGGTCTATACGTTGACTAACTTTCTAAGTGATGTAGTGAACAACTTGTTGAGAAACTTTTTGAGCCAGGAAGGCTGCTTCGATTACTCAATCAAACAAAAGATAAGAATGAATCAAGCCGCCGTGACGGGATTCAGGACAACTATAGAGGATCCAGACGCACTGACCCAGGTAGCCAATAGCCAGAACTTAACTTCTGAGGACAACTTCGGACTTCTCGGTGGGCACATCTCTGTTGATAATATAAAAACAGAGAGGCAAGAAAGAATAGAGTTAGGGCACGCCGACTCAGTATTAAATATTTCTGGAGAAAGGCACATAAAAAACCCTGGACTCTCAAGAGAAATAAACTATTTGATATATTCTGCCGGCCGCCTTCGTCCGACTGACTCAATGAAGGGCGAGAGGACCCAGGATGAAGAGAACGGAATCTTTCATTACTTGATAGGGAAGGACTCTGGAATCGTTAAGACGATCAAACTTTCAAGAACAGAAGCAAAAGGGTTGAAAGAAGTGAGATTTGAACAGGAAGGGTACGACGGACTTGAGCAACTTAGAGAAGTATATGATGTCAATATTAAAACTTATGCCAACGTCAATACTTTCCCTGGAACATACATATATGTTGACCCACGCGGATTCGCCCCAAACATGAAAGTAGATGGTGGGATGCTAAGCGACCTAACGCAATATGGTATAGGCGGCTACTGTATGATTATCAGATCGGAGCATTCTTTTGGACCGGGCCGAGCAGATTCAGAGATAACAGCTAAATGGGTTGCTGAAATTGAGAACGAACAGGTCGAAGGGGGGGCTGAGATAAAAGCCTCCTCTGGTGATGGCTCATTAGAGCCGGCTCGTTGCAAAACAGTATTAGGGAGAGGATAAGAGATGTCTACTTTTTACAAAGAGAGCAATGGAGAATCAACCAAGGATTTGTTTTATAAAAAAACAATCTATCAATCTGACATAACCCGTTCCGACACAGGCAATCTTGTTGATTTTAATTTTGGCGAGATGTATCTATACGGACGAGTCAACTTTGATTATATTCCAGTGCGTCCAATAAAGCGCGCACTAAAGGAGATCAAACAGACATCTGATTCATCCACCCCTGTCCTCGCAACAAATATAGCCGCCGACTCTTTTAATGAAATGGCGCGCCAATTCAAAAAGAAACTTGCTCTTGGTGAGATCTCTGCCACTCACCCATATTTAAGCGAGATCAAAGCGTTTAGAGCATATCAGAGTCCTCGAAAGGGCTACGATGATTATTTTATAGGCTTTAGAAGCTCTATGAGGTCCGCCTTTAAAGAAACGGGTATAAATCTTACTGATTTTAAAGATTTTATGCAAAAACTCGAAATCTCCCTCCCAACCATCATACGCTCTTACCCGATGACCTACCCGGCATACATTAAAAGCCGCTATTGCCCCGTCTATAGTTCTGGATTGGTGATAGAAGTTGCTGATGCCAAGATGTCTAACGATGACAACAAGATCAATCAGTTTGTGCGCAGTGATAACTGGCAATTTTATGTAAATACCTGTAATTCATATGGATTTATGATCGATAAGGAGGTACCTTGGAGACTTGTGATGGATATAGCCTCGATCCCGCACAACGATTTAGCGAAATCGTATGGCTACAATAGCCGCGAAGGATTCTTGTTCTCCTCATACTCCACAGTCCACAAAACTTACTATGGAAAGTTTAAAAGTTTCTTGCTAATGATGTATAATGAAAACAAGCCCGATAGTTTTCTTGTTCAAGAGCAATGCGGAACCTCAACGATATCAAAAATTGTCAAGCCAAGGAGATATTCGTTGACTTCTCTCTCCGACCAATTCCCAGAGCAGTATTTCCTCAAAATGTATTTCAAAGTGAGGCTTATGGAAGAAGAATCTTCCTTTACTCCTTCTCAAAAGGAAAAGTTGATAAGTGATTGTCTGGAGATCTACAACGCGAAGGGATCCTCTATGGCTTTGGATAAATTTGAAAAAATTATCAACAAAACACTTGACTATCGCGGCTCTTTGGGTTATATTAAAGAACATATAGAAGCTATGAAGCAGGAGCAAGATTGATTTTCCAAACCCTCGACGACAAAACTGAGTGCGTCGGTACATATGTAGATGGAGAGATCCATTTCGATAAGATCCCCGCGAACTTGACCAAGACTTGGAAGTACTCGGGCTCGATCAGTGACCCTGCTGTTGAGTACGCTTGGCTATACGCGAGAGGACAGGACCTGACACAGGTATGTCCTGAAGGATTGCTGAAGAAACTCAATTCAGCCCAAGCAAAGTTCGCCGCCTATTTGAAGACATTCCATATTGCGAAAGTTGATCTACGAGAGCATTGCTTTTTTGATCTCGTCCCACATGGATTTTTAAAGACCTTTTGTGAGATTAAAAATCAAGTGACGGAACATGTTTTTGATACTTACGAGAAGCCGCCAAACTACGACCATCTCGATGGCGTTCACCGACTTCTTCATAAGATCAAGTATCAGTCCCTTAATCTCAACAACGACGGTTGCACCAGTCTGTTCTATAATTCAACTGATCGCAATCGGGCCCGCAATATTATCAACGGACCAAAGCACGTCGACTATAATCTTTTTGGTACCGTTACCGGTCGCCTGACAACAAAGCCAACAAGCCTTCCAATATTGACTATCCGCAAGGATTTCCGTAAACTCATCAAGCCAAATAACGACTGGTTTATTTCTCTCGATTATAACGGAGCGGAGATTCGCACCTTCCTTGCTCTCTCCGGACACGAGCAACCAGAGGGCGATATTCATGCGTGGAATATTGAGAACATTTTTGACAATGTCCTCACAAGGGATGAAGCGAAAAGCGCATTCTTCGCTTGGCTGTATAACTTTGACTCGGAAGATCTTAGCGGAGAATATTACGACCGCACCGCCATATTGAGCGAATACTACACCGACGGCGCCGTTCATACCCCGTTCGATCGTCACATCCCCATCGACGAACGCAGAGCCCTCAACTATCTTATCCAGAGTACGACAGCAGATATCGTCCTCCAGAAGGCAGTTGAGATCGATAAGATGCTTGAAGGCAGAAGCACTTTCATCTCACACATCGTCCACGATGAGATCGTTCTTGACCTCAAAGACGAAGATCGAGATCTGCTTCCCAGTATTCTTGAATGCTTTGAGAACACTGCGCTGGGAGAATTCAAAGCAAATGTGAACGCAGGCAGAGACTACTATGAGCTTGAGACACTAAAGATATGATTTCTGTAATCGGGCTTGGCACCGCCGCATCTAAAATAGCTTCCTTGTTTAGTGAGTGGCCACAATACAACGTCTACCAGATGAATGACAAAGTCGGAAGAACCTCAAAGTATAAGTTTAAGCTTAAGTCATTCGAGAGACCAGAGGAGTATGAGGACCACCCTCCAAACTTGAAAAAGTTTTTCTCAACCACAGACGAGCACATCCAGTTTATCATAGTCGGCGCTTCCTTCAGCTCAAACTATTCGCTCGCAGTTTTGCAGCAACTCCAAGGCAAGAAGATCGATGTTGTTTACGTGAAGCCAGATACCGAGCTTTTGACTGGAGTGCGAAAACTCGTCGAGAACGTTGTATTCGGGGTCTTACAGCAGTACGCACGTTCGGGACTGTTCAACTCATTCAACATTCTCTCAAACCACAACATTGAAAACATTATTGGCAATGTTCCGATCAAGGGCTATTACGGAGTGCTTAACTCCTCTGTAGCTTCCACGATCCATTACCTAAATTATTTTGACAATGCAGAACCCGAAATCGGACAAGTTTCCCGAGTGGGGGAGATTAACCGCATCAAGACTTGCGGAATGCTCTCGACCGAGACTTTAGAAGAAAAATGGTTCTTCGACCTACAAAGCCCAAGAGATTTGTGCTATTATCTTTGTATCAACTCAGAGAAGCTGGAAAACGACGGCGGACTACACAGAAGGATCGTAGATCAACTGAAGGAGAAACCAAAGAACGCCTTTAGAAAGATTTCGTATGCGATCTACGAATCCGCCCACAAGCAGAGTTTTGGCTTCTGCGTGGCTCACACAAACGTCGTTCAAGAAAATTCAGAATAACTTACAAAAAGTACTTGACACTCACCCGCCACTGTGTTATATTATTAATGTAAGAAACAAGACTTGCCAACCATAAAGGTTGGACAAACCCACTTTCGACAAGCTACGTCGAGAGTAAAAATAGAGCAGTAAGGAACGCTTGCTGTGAACTCATAAAACTAATAAGGAGAAAAAATGAGTATCGATATGGAACTAATGCGCCAAAAGTTGGCGACCCTTCGTGGAGAAGGAAAGAGAGAGAACCGTGACTCTGTCTGGTTTAAGCCAGATGAAGGCGACACTGACATTCGAATCGTGCCCACTAGTGATGGAGACCCTCTTAAGGAGATGTTCTTCCACTACAACGTCGGAAGTCATCAGGGCGGCATCCTATGCCCCAAGCGCAACTTCGGTGATCGCTGCCCAGTGTGTGATTTTGCGTCTCAGCTGTGGCGTGAAGGATCGGATAACAATGATGAAGACAGCAAGTCACTTGCCAAGAAGCTCTTCGTCCGCACCCGCTACTTCTCACCTGTGGTCGTTCGCGGCCGCGAGGATGAGGGTGTCAAGGTATACGGCTACGGAAAGCAGGCTTATGAGCTTCTTCTCGGCTACATCCTTGACCCTGAGTATGGCGATATCACCGACTCTCATGAAGGCACAGATATCACCCTTACTTATACTAAGCCAACAAAGCCCGGCGCATATCCTCAAACGAACTTGAAGATGCGACGCAACACCTCTCCTCTCCTTGAGGACGGTGAAGCTATCTCCCCTCTTCTCGACAAGCTCCCAGACTTTGGGAACCTATTTGAGCGACAGACCCCCGAGCAGGTTGACTCTATTCTTGACGAGCAACTTTCCGGCGATGGTAGTGCCGAATCCCGCTCTTCCGAGACCACTCGCAACCCTGCCAAGTCTGGCGGCAGCGAAGTCGACCGAGCTTTTAACGAGCTTATGAACGGATAGAATCCGCGCCCGCCGATGGCAGACCGGTTTGAAAAAATAGTCTGCCGCCCTTTACCAGAGTTTAGCAAAAATCGTATGAAGCCATTGTTTATGTGGGCGGGTGGTAAGACCCGGCTAATCAAGAAGTACAAAGAGCAACGTGTGCTGCCAGAGACGTTTGGTTCATATATCGAACCTTTTGTGGGTGCCGGCGCAATGTTTATTTGGGCTTACAACAAAAACCCGAAAGCTAAATTTGTTATAAACGATTCAAACGCCTCAATAATGTCGATTTACGAAGCAGTAAAAAATGATATTGACGCCTTTATGGAGAGAGTCGATGAATTGTCAAACGAGTATTTGCCTCTATCAAAAGAAGATAGGAAGGCATTTTATTATAAGATCCGCGAACAACACGCCTTTGAATTTGAAGGCTGGACCAAGGTGCAAGAGGCTGCGACATTATACTTTTTAATGAAAACCGGATTCAATGGAATCTGGCAAATCAACAAGAACACAAACGGACGCTTCGGAACTCCTTCAGGGCTGTTAAATCACAAAGACAAGGTCTATGATAAGGAAAACGTTCGCCAGTGGAACAAAGCATTACAGAACTGCAAGTTGATGACGGGGGATTTTAGGGAGACATTAGGCGAGGCTTCGCCCAACTCATATGTGTTTTTGGACCCTCCTTATCGCGGTTCCTTCACACAGTATGGCGTTAATTTTGATGATGAGATGCAGAGCAGCGTTATTAAATTTTTAAATGATGCAACATCTATTGGTTCTTACACTATAATGTCTAACAGAGACGTAGGGGACGGCTTCTTTGAAGAGCGCACCGGCAGTAACGACTTAGTTTATTTTGATGTGACTTATACTGCCGGCCGCCGAAAAAAGAACATCGACGGCACCTATCGTGCTAAAAGAGCCAAGGAGATCTTGATGATAGGAAATAAGAATGTGTAAGAAGAACAAGTGGAGCGAAATCCTGGTTGACCCCGGTTGTGGTGGCTATTATAGCGACAACCCGTGCTTAGCAAAGACATGCAATCCCCGCCACAGGTACTGCCCAAAGCATCAAATAGAAAAAGATCGAATCATTAAAGAAACAACCAAATATATTGGTCCCAAAATTAAAATCTAAGGAGAAATAATGGCTAAGAAAACAACGAAGGCAGGTCGCCTTTCCATGGAAGACATGCGGAAGATGATCAATAAGAAGGCTGGTCGAACTGTCGCCCACTCTCTTAAGGATGATAACCCAACGGAAGTCAAACAGTGGATTCCCACAGGCTCCCGCTGGCTCGATAGCATCATCTGTAAGGGCAAGATTGCCGGCATCCCCGTCGGCAAGGTTTCGGAGCTTGCTGGGCTCACTTCTACAGGCAAGTCATATATGGCAGCACAGATAGCCGCCAACGCCCAGCAAATGGATATGGACGTTGTCTATTTTGATTCGGAGTCTGCTATTGACCCTACATTTTTGGAGCGAACAGGGTGCAACCTCGACCGACTATTGTACATCCAAGCAACTTCCGTCGAATTCGTCTTGGAAACCATTGAAGAGCTTCTTGGGGGTTCCGACAACCAGATTCTTTTTATCTGGGACTCGTTGGCTTTCACCCCTGCCATTACTGACGTTGAAGGAGACTTCAATCCACAATCCTCGATGGCTGTCAAAGCACGCATCCTCGCCAAGGCGATGTCCAAGCTCGTCATCCCTATCGCAGACAAGCAGGCGACACTTCTCATCCTCAACCAGCTTAAGACGAACATTGCCTCCGGTCCTATGGCTCGCATAACTGCTATGACGACGCCATACGTCACTCCCGGTGGCAAGGCGCTCCACTATGCGTATTCTCTGCGAGTTTGGCTCACAGGGCGCAAGGCTAAAGCTTCTTTTGTCGAAGATGACAACGGCTTCCGCATCGGCTCTGAAGTGAAGGCAAAGATTGAGAAGTCTCGCTTTGGGACCCAGGGTCGCAACTGCAACTTCAAGATCCTATGGGGGACTGAGGAGATCGGCATTCAAGATGACGAGAGTCTCCTTGAGGCTATCAAGAGTTCTAGCCGACTAACCTCCAGTGGGGCTTGGTACACTCTTGACGAGGGAACAGCTAACGCAGTTCGGTTCCAAGCCGGAACCTGGATGAAGAAGATGAAGGACGATGCATTCCGTGCCCTCGTTTATAATGTTCTTGATGAGGATATTATTATGAAGTTTGATCGTCGTGAAGGAGACGCCTCCAATTTTTACGAGACAGAAGAAAATATTGAATAAAATAGTTCTTCATCCGTCTAAATATTAGTCATAAGGAGACACCAAATGTTTAACATTATCGCTATCATACTTGCAGGAGCCATCGGCACCGCAGACGCTCATCGAGCACACGTCGCCCCTCCCCCACCACGCCGCGCAAAGGTGGCTCACCGCCGCAAGATTCGCAAGCCTCACAAGCACACCCGTGACGGATATGTGATGGTCTGGAGGTGGATTCCCCCTCACAGAGACCATAATAACCTGCTTATCTCTGGTCGCTGGGTCATTGAGTGGAAGTGAATTTAAATGGTTAATATCATCGCCATTTTGTTGTCCGGAGTTATTAGCACCGCAGACGCTCATCGAGCGCATGCAGAGCCACACAACTCTCACCAAGAGGAAACCTCTCGCCGCTATAAAGCCCGCAAGTCTCACAAACACCGCTTGCGGGTATTCTTGGGAGAGCCCCACCGGCATACTCGCCACGGATACGTAATGGTTCTGAGATGGGTTCCTTCATATATGGACCATCGCGGCGTTCTTATCCAGGGTCACTTTGCCATTCAATGGCGTTGAAAAAACTTACAGAAAGTGCTTGACTTTTCCCTCCCGTTCGGTTACAATATAGAAGTGATCAGCGGGAGGTTTTATGTCTGACTGCAAGGAGTATGAGCCGAGCACTCAAAAGACTCACAAGTACACAGGCAAAGTCAAACGGTACTTCGAGCTTGCTAAGAGAGTTGCCCTACAATCGAACTTCCCAGCATACCGCCATGGCGCGGTACTTGTAAGAGGGAAATCAGTCCGCAACTCTGCTTGCAATAAAGATAGCTTTTGTTCGTTTGCTGCCCGCTTCCGCAACAAGCATATTCAAGAAGGAAGGGCGACGCTCCACGCCGAACTTGGAGCCATCCTCGGGGTCGATCGCTCGATCACCGAGGGCTCAACCATTTTTGTCACGAGAATAGGAAAGAAAGGAGATTATAAAATGAGTAAGCCATGTCCAATGTGCCACGAAGCTATGCGCCATGTCGGTGTCAAGCGAGTCGTATATAGCATCAACAACGAGATTGCCGGGAGCTACAAGCTGTGAGTAAGAATAACCGAATCCTTATCATTGACGCACTAAATCTGTATATTCGCAATTATGTGATCAATCCTTCCCTGTCCCACCACGGTCAACCTATCGGCGGCGTCGTAGGCACATTCAAGTCCCTACAGAAGCTTGTGCGAGAAACCAACCCCAGCGCCATCATCGTGGCGTGGGACGGACCCGATGGATCTCGCCGCCGCAAGAACATGGACAAGGGATATAAGGCAGGGCGAAAGCCTATCCGCCTTAATCGTGCCTTCCACAACCTTACTGATGATGAGGAAATAAAGAACAAGATCTGGCAGCAAAGCCGGCTTATTGAATTCTTGAATGAGATGCCTGTGATGCAGTTTATGTTCCCGGAGGTAGAGGCAGACGATGTTATCTCATATGTGTGCCAGCTTCCTCAGTATGGCGGGCATCAGAAGATCATCGTCTCCAACGACAAGGATTTTATGCAACTTTGCGATGAGGAGACTGTCCTGTGGAGACCCGTTAAGGACGAGTTTATGAACACCAGTCGCATTGTTGAACAAGTCGGTGTTCATCCAAGGAATATGGCCCTCGCTCGCGCTATTATCGGCGATGCGTCAGACAACCTCCCCGGCGTCCGTGGGGTGGGCTTCAAGACTCTTCGCAAGCGTCTGCCGTTTATGCGAAAGGATGACGAAGCCACCCTTGCTGACATCATCGAGTTTTGTGAAAAGGATGACTCGAAGCTTAAGCTTTTCGACAGCATCGTGGAGTCCGAAGATCTTATCGCCCACAACTATAAGATGATGCAGCTCTACTCTCCCCAGATCTCCATCCAGTCCAAGGGGGTCATCAAAAGCACCGTTAAGAATTTTAAATGTGAATTTAATAAGACCGGTATCCTCAAAATGATGAGGGAGGATGGCTTCGGAGAACTGCTGTGGGACGACCTTCGCGCCAATTTGAATAGAATTGTGCAAGAGTCGAATGAAAATAAATGAAGTTTCTATTTGACTTTTCGCGGATTTGGTGTATAATTAGGATGTTCACGTCGAGGGTGAAATGAGTTCAGAAAAGATTAGTCTTGGAAAGTTCGGCAAGTCTTTCCAAGAGGGACTTGTGCAACTGATTTTCGAAGATAGGCAGTTTGCCGATCAAATCACTGAAGTCCTTGACGTTGATTTTCTTGAGCTGGAATATTTGCGGGTCTTTGTGCGAAAGATCCTTGATTATCGGGAGCGGTACAACAAGCATCCATCCGTTGATGCGTTGATTACAATTCTTCGCGTAGAACTTGATCAAGAGGAGCCAACAGCTAAAGAGCAGGTTGTAGATTACTTCCGTCGAATCCACAAAAAGGAAAGGACGGACGGAGAGTTTATCAAAGAAACATCTTTGGATTTTTGTCGCAAGCAGAAACTTAAAGAAGCGATGATGAAATCGGTGGGACTTCTTCAGCGATCTTCATTTGATGAGATCTCCAAGATTATTAACGAATCACTTAAACTCGGCTCAGAGAACAACTTTGGTTACGATTATATGGTAGATTTCGATACTAGATTCTTGCCAAAGATCCGAAACCCTGTAACAACTGGTTGGTCAGAGATCGATAACATTGTGGGCGGCGGGCTTGGAAAAAGCGAACTTGGTGTCGTGGTCGCCCCCACTGGCGCAGGAAAGTCTATGGTCCTTGTACATCTCGGAGCACAAGCTATGAAAGCCGGAAAGAATGTGATTCACTATACACTGGAACTTCAAGACACTGTTATCGCGACTCGATACGATAGTTGTATCACTGGTTATCCTCTTTCTGATATTATTAATTTTAAGGAAGAGGTATTTGATGAGATTAAAGATATTGATGGGTCTCTGATTGTTAAGGAATATCCCACAAAGTCCGCCACCACTAATACTATCCGCGCTCACCTCTCCCGCCTCGCCAAGCGAGGTATTAAGCCGGGAATGATCATTGTTGACTACGCGGATCTATTGAAGCCGGTGGTCGTAAGGAAAGAGAAGAGAAACGAACTTGAATCTATTTATGAGGAATTGAGAGGGCTATCAACAGAGTTTCAATGTCCGATTTGGACCGCTTCCCAAACAAATAGATGCTTATGGGTTGATACCAAATTACTTATTAATAGAGATGGCAAAACCGAATCTATTCGCATTGGTGATGTTATTGAGGGTGATTTGGTGGAGACCCACAAGGGGCTAAAAAAGATCACAAAAGTGTTTCCGCAAGAAGAACAAGAAACCTATAAGATCACACTCAAATCTGGGAAGACTTTGATTTGCTCTGGTCGCCACCAGTTCCCAACCTCAGCCGGCAAGCTAAAATCGATTGATGAGGGTCTTTCTGTCTCTGATAAACTTATAACAAGAAAAAAGGAAACAGAAGATGGAGATTGATATCCTACTGAGATATAAAGATTTTGCCCCCTCAAGAGAGGTGATCACAGAAAGTGGTAAAGAGCAGTTGCTTGAAGTATACGAGATGTGTTCTGAAAGAGAATGGAATTTCCACAATTTAAAGCCATTATTGGTAAAAATGATTCAATATGATGTTTCTCCGTCCTGGAAAGAACGAATTGAGAAATCTAAAACATTATTTAAAAATGACTCTTCCTCGAAAGAATCATTTCAAAATAGATACGGAGAAGAAACAGGTTATCGCCTTTGGATAGAAAAGACAGCCAAAACAACAGTAACAAAAGATAAATACGTCAACAAGTACGGGAAAGAGGCGTGGGATATCCTGTG